TGTTGTTACCTTTAAATGGATAACGTGTATCTGATTCAGTCTTGGTGTAATTACCTTGAATGTTAAACACATCATACACAACCATCTCAATGACATCACTAGCTGATGCCCCTGTTGTTAATGTTACAGATGTTCCATTAGTTGCGGCATAGTCTGTGGTAGGTTTTAGTAGCACACCATTCTGATATACATCCATGTACATACCATCTGTGTACACAAGGACATTAGAACTGCTGTCACTTCCTGAGAATACTGTTTGATTTGCACTAGCTGTGTATAAGAAGCGTGTGCGTACACCGTTAGTTGGGCTTTTTCCTATGTATGGCATTACGCTAAGTCTCCGTGACCCATTGTTGAAACATTTGATGAATCTTGTAAACCCGGAATAGCCTGACTATAACTATTAACTCTTAGGCTTCCTGTGGCCATACCCCCAAAATACATATTGAAGAAATAAGCAGTGTTGGCTGTACTGCTTCCTTGACTTAACATATTGCCAGCGTAGGTAGCATTACCAAAAGAGTTAGTCCAAGAGGTGGTGTACTGACCTGTGCCGTGGTCTGTGGCACTACTCGTATTCAGTGAATCATTTAATGTTGTACCTGAACCGCCATAGTTAGCCCAAGCCTTCGCACTACCATTTGCTACATACGACAAGCCAACGGAGTTATTACCACTGGCATCTTTTAGTGTATCTACTCTTAATTCGCTTGCCATTATGCTAAGTCTCCTGACATCATCGTATTAGTAAACTCAGAATCAGCCCTGTTGGTAGTATAATCCTGACCAGTGTTTATTTGCAAAGAACTGGTTGCATTTGGTATGACAGAACATTCTCTATCAGAATACGCTGTATTTGAACAGGCACTACCAGATGTACCTGCTTGAGCGGCACTTAAATTATTAGTTAAAGTTTTAGTGTAGTTACCTCCACCATTATCTGTAGCACTAGATACGTTAAAGCTATCTCTTAAACCAAATGTAGAACCATTCAAATCCATCCAAGCCTTAATAAGACCCTGTTGCAAGTTAGTTGTGGCAGTACCTTCTGCTACAATATTAGTAGAACCACTGGCTATTACATTAGCTAAATCTGATGCTCTACTCATGCTAAGTCTCCGTGATATACAGCATTAATCCAATTTGAATCAGTGTCTGAACCAGATGGATTACTTGTACTCAAATTATGTCTTCCTGTACCATCCGTGCTATCTGCGTTCCTTACTTCAGAATCTGTTCGGTCATATGTAAAAGTTTTTACTCCACCAGATGCATACGCAGAAGAAGACGTAGAGGCATAATTTGCATTTGCAAAATTATTATTGATAAATATTGCATAGTTTCCTGTTCCTGAATCTGTAATGCTTGTAATATTTAAAGAATCTAGTGTAGATATAGTATCTGTTCCATGTAAGGTGTGCCAAGCCTTCGCCAACCCCTGAACAACGGAAGTAGTTACAGCACCGCCATCAGAGTTAACTGTGCTGATTGCGTCTGAATTTAATCCATCACCTCTAACTTGTGTTAGTGCCATAGCCCATTCCTATGCGTAAGGACTAGTTCCTAGCAAACTTGTATCCCATGCGGCTTTTAGTTCTGCAATCGTTGTTGCATTTGTGATAGCACTAGCTGCTGGAGCATTACGAAGATTAGTTTTCTTTGTTACACTTGCCGCTTTTGCAGTTGCATCATCTGCTTCTAATGCTTTCATATACACTACATCTTCTGCTTCAAGCAAAGGTGCGCGAACTTCCCTAATTTTATCTTTAAAAATGTTTTTCGCAGTAGCTAAATCTTCTGATATTACGTTACCAGAAAGTGTCCAAGCACCACGAAAATGACGGTCAGACGGCTTAGTAACACTAGCGGAATTAGCTTGATTGCCGTCCTTATCTACTATGTATGTTGTTACAGCCATCTAAATCTCCTTTATGCGGCTAGTTCTTCAGAGATACGCCAAGCGTTTCTCCACTCTCTTGTTGCAGGAAGTTGATTCTTCCTACAGATAACCATCTTTGGACGATTACCTTCATCCCAATTCTTCCAAACGTGTTCTGGTATGTCCTTCTGAATTAAATATTCTATTGCTTGTTCCTCTGTCATTGCCTCGATAGGTTCTGTCTGATGCAACAGATAACCACGAGTATGTTTCTTGAAGTCAGGTTGTGCTTCATCCTTCTTTAATTCCCAATATACCCAAACAGGCGGCAATATACCACCCTGTAAAGCACAAGCCATCCAATTTGGGTCAGGCACAAGTATCTTTGCACATTCTTCTATGTTGTCTTCATATACTACACGGTAGTCTGATTGTACTCCGTCTAGGTTTTCTTTAGCCCAGCATAGTCTGTCAAATAAATGTGTGCCTTTGAATTGTGGTGTATTCATTGGTTATCCTATTGCCATTATTTGTAGTGAAGGTGGATGAAGTTGAGAAGAACCTACTCCATCAAAATAATAAGTTTCGTGAAGTTTAGCTTCAGTCGTACTAGAATATTCTCTACCTTGTATCTTTATAGTTTTTGGAGTTGTCCAACTTGTAAGTGCGCCAGTGTTAAAATCATTAGCACTAGCATTACATTGAAATGAAGCAACAATTGTAGTGTGATGTCCATAGACAGTGTTTTGACCCGTGGTAAACCTACGATAAATTATTTCATTATCATCAAGATAAACTCGTCCGTTTACCATAGCATTACCGTCACCCCTAGCTAACATAAAATTGTATGTATAAATTACATTTTTTGTACCTTCAGGCGGTGTATAAGTTATGCTACTACCTGTTATATCTGCATAACTCGTAGTCATATTTTGCGCACCAGTAACATTTTCTAATGTATATGAACCACTTAAAACTTCAAAAGTTTGTCCAGCACATACACCACCAAACATCTCAAGCACTCTACCAGTGCCTTTAGTATTATCTGCTAACAGGAGATTGTCTACTTTCAAAGTACTCATGCTAAGTCTCCGTGAACTGATGCAAACATATGTGATGAATTAATGTAAGCAACTCCAGATTCATTAAATGCGGCAATTTCAAAATTTTCAGAAGTTGGGTCTGTTTGGCTAGGACCACCACAATTATATACTGTTCTTGCGGTAGTAGAGTTTCTACCATTTACAGATATTGAATAATTTACATTAGCCATGTTATTACTAAATCCTATGCGATAATCGCCTGTACCATTATCAATTATCACCGCACAATTCAGTGAACCTCTATCATAATCTCCAACTGCCCCTGTAGAAGTACCATCAAAGTTAATCCAAGCCTTCGCCAACCCCTGTTGCAAAGATGTTTGCGTACTACCATTCTCACCTGTTACAGTAACAGCATTAGCAGAGGTCTTGCCTGAGATTTTATCTACTAAGATTTCACTCATGCTAAGTCTCCAAATATTGCAGTGCTTACATATGTTGCGTCAACATTTGCGCTGTAAGCAACATTAAACGCTCGCCACGCATACTGGCTTGATGTGTTAGCAAACGTAGAGTAAGGTAATGATATTTCATAAGCTGTTGTATTTGACGTTCCTCGCTCTGCTACAGATGAATAATCAGCGTTATTCATACTGTTTGTGAAGCCTAAAGTTGTTGCTCCAGACCCACCGTCTGTGATTGAGGTAATGTTAAAACTGTCTCTGTTAGACTGTGTGCCTGACATGTTAGTGTTTGCCCAAGCCTTTGCAGCATGTTGATTAGTCAGCGTAACTGCACCACCAGCAGAAGTTTGTATTGTTGTTACCTTTAGCGTACTCATATTATCACCAACGTACCGCCATCTTCTACTTGTAGCGTGATGTTAGAGTTAACTGTTATTGGGCCTGTAGCACTTGCATTCTCTGCGCCACCTATCGTGACATTAGCACCTACAGTCTTATCATTTACACGAAACATACCACCACCAATAAAGTCAGACTTATTAGCTGTCGGGGGTGTGACTGTAGCTATATTAAGACCAAGAAAGTTTACAAAGATATTGCCAGTACCTGTTGAAGGTGCAGTACTAAAGCTAAGTGTTGTACCACTTACGCTATACTTGTTTGTGTCTTGAATAACGCCATCTACAGAAACAACAATATCCTGGTCGTTTCCTACTGTTCTAGATAATGTAAAAGAGGTGGTAGAATTGTTTCCATTAAATCGCTCTACGGATGGAATATCTACAAAGTTTGCTGTTGGTTGACCACCGATATAAGGCATAACATCTCCTATGTACTTATAGCATCAACAACAGATATCCACGCATCCACACTACTTGCCGTATTACTTATAACCTTCAAAGCGTCCCCACTCACCAAGGTTATTCTTGCGCCACCATCTAACACCTGTAAAGTACTACCTGTTGGTATAGGTGCATTTTTTATAATGTAATAATCAGCACTACTAACTGTGATATACACACTTACCAGTATCTGCGAGGTATGCACGTTTGCAAGATTTATACCTATGATAGCATCATCTGAATTAGCTGTTCGCAAGGTACTAGCAGATGTTCCTATATTTCTTGCTATGCTTCTTTCAAAGTCCTGTGCCATTATAACACCATTGCCATTGCTGTTGCGAAAGCGGCTGTTGTACCACCGCTTGTAATACCAAGATTAGATGGCGTAATTTTCTTTAACACTCCGCCATCATCTACAAGAACAAAGTCTGCATCACCGCTTGATGTTGTAGTGCTGGGTGTATCTGAGTTTCCTGTTGTGAGAACAGTGCCAGAGGCATCGGGTAATGTAATGGTGTTATCTTGAGTGGGTTCAGTGGCGTTTAATAATGTTTCAAAGTTATCAACATTAGAACCTTCAAAGTTTACGCCATTGCCATTGTTAATAAATATACCTTCATTAAACTGTACTCTGTCATAGCCAATTTCAATGACGGTAAATTCTGTGCCTCCATCACTAACTTTAAGCTTCATTCTGCCTTCTTCGCTACCAGCAGTAGTACCACCTAAGACAGTTTCTATTTCAGCTAAAACTATTTCAGTTCCTGATGCGTTGTTACCAGTAAATTGAATATGACCAATGCTATCACCACCAGTTGGACTAGCACTGTTTCTAAAAAGTTTTAAAGTCGGGTCTTCTGATGAACTAGCATCTGTCGAGGTAAGGGTAAGGTCGCCTGTTATACTTGCGCCATCACTTGTTGTTTGTAATTTAGTTGAACCACTGTAATAAAGATAAACTGCGTTATCGGTTAAAGATATATTATTATTTCCACCAGCCCTAATATATAAATTTCCAGTTCCTCCTTCGTCTATATAAGAATTTGACCCATCATGATATATTTCTAAATCTTGAGAAGCACCTAATCGTATTTTCTCATTATCGCCTACATCAACGCCATCACTGGTAAGCACTCCTGTTACTTCAATTCCAGTGCTACTAGTTGAAAACTTGAGATTATTGTTATGCCTTAATTGTACTGCGCCATTTTTAATAAATTTAGCCATAACTGTCGATGGTGTATCAATTTGAACAAAATCACCATTTGTCCTCATAACGAGTTGACCCGTACCATTTTCTTTTATAACAGAATTAGCACCATCGTGATATATCTCTAAATCGCTACCAGTACCAAACACCGCCTTAACATCATCGCTAAATGTCAAGTTACCACTGGTCTTTGTATCTGCGACATCACTGCGTAAGAATGATGTACTGTCCACACTATCAAGAGTAGTTGCGTTTACATTGGTAAGGCTAGACCCGTTGCCATTTGTAAGTAGAACAGTGCCACTGGCATTGGGTAGTGTAATGGTGCGGTCTGCTGTGGGGTCAACTACGGTGAGGGTCGTTTCATGTGCATTGCCTGTTGCACCTTCAAATATAAGATTAACGCCCTCCATTAGTTGAATATCACGATTTAGAAATTGTGTGTTAGTATTTCCCCCAATTTGAATAATAGGAACTTCAGTTCCTGCCTTCATAACACGAAAGTTTATGCCTCCATCTTCGGTAGCATCTGTCACATCTCTGGAAGTTGCTTGTATTTGTGCATATACTATCTTTTCACCAGCACTGTTTTCACCACTAAAATCTATATTACCCATTTCATCAAAATCTGCTGGACTGGCACTATTGCGGTATAATTGTAGGGTTGGGTTTTCTGTAGACCCAGAATCATTACTTATTATCTGCACATCTTTGTAAAATTGAGACTCCCCATCTTGGTGGACTGTGTAAAGGTCTAAACTTCCAGCGGTTCTAACAAAAGTCTCAATAGCACCATCTTCTGTGGCATCTGTAACATCTCTTATTTTAGCTTGTATCTCACCATAAACAATCTTTTCACTAGCACTGTTCTCACCAGAATAAGTTATGTGTCCTATGATATCTTGGTCTGCTGGACTAGAACTATTGCGGAATAGGTCGATTGTAGGGTTTTCTGTAGCACCGCCATCTGTTGAGGTAAGCCTAAAGTCAGTTGTTATTGCTAACGTATTATCAGTTAAGGACATTCGTTCTGGAACAGTTGTGCCACTTGGTGTCCCTGTTCTAAATTTAATTTCACCAGTAGGATATAACTCTATGCCAGATGCGGTGCTGTTGCTATTAATACCCATTGAAGTGAAAGTGCCACCGTTGTTTCTGTAACCGTTAGAAAACAACGAAACAGCGAAAGAACCGTTTGAACCTAAATAACCATAAGGTGTGAAAAACGCAGAATTATCACCACTACCCCACCAATCAGAAAAGTTAGTATAGGTGCTTCCCTGCATTTGTATGTTGTCAGTGACGATAGCTGTGCCTGTGACTGTCGCACCAGTTGATGAGGTTTCTAGCTTCTTGCTGTTGTCGTGGTATAAATCCACAGAGCCGTTTACATTTGCAACAAGCATATTTTCTTGGTCATTATCAGCAGTAAGTTTGACTGCACCAAAAGTGTTTTGACCTATATTTGTATCACCAGTTGTTCCGTAAATCCTAGAGTTTGTGCCATCATGGAATATGCGTAGGTCGTTCCCTGCACCTACAGATATATTTTCATTATCTCCAACACTTATACCATCGGCTACTAACGTGCCTGTGATTGTCGCACCAGTGGATGTTGTCTCTAGCTTCTTGCTGTTATCGTGATATAGCTCTACTGCTCCATTGTTTATTCCTACGATACTATTCTCTGTAGTATTTGTTCTTAGGTATAAATTACTCCCTGTTGAATTGATTATTAAATGACCAGTGCCTGTTTCTGAAATATAGCTGTTTGAACCATCGTGATATATCTGCAAATCATTACCAGTACCAAAAATTGATTTGGCATTATCTGCAAACTCTAATGCATTTGCCGATTTGTCCCAAAGTACGTTATAACTTGCTCCTGTTAAAGAAACATCATCAGTAAAAGCAAAAGCACCATCATCTGTTTCATACACTTTTGTAACGCTATATTGTGTAAACCCTGTAGTTACAGAAGTCACTTCGCTATCTTCAGTAGTATTTACAGTAATATTATCTAAATCAGATTCATTACGAGCTATAATTTCTACGTCTGCATTAAGTCTACCGTAAATCTGTGCGTTTACTTCAATAACAAGTTTAAAAGAAGCTGTTGATGTTTCTTTAACCCACAATCTTGGTGTGAGATATTCTATTGTGCCAGTGATTGTAGATATGTATGAACCTGAGTAAGACAAATCAGGCAGAGTATTAGAACGTAATGCTACGTTTATATCTAATGTATGTACATTAGCCCCACTAGTAGCCATAATTCTACCAACAACAGAATAATTTTCTGAATTACCATCTGGTGTTATAGATAAAATTTCTTGAAACTCATTATCTACAAGATAATCACCACCACCAGTGTAATCTACCGATATTCTTTTTACGTGCGTATCGCCAAATCGATGAGCATTAGCCTCTAATGTCCCTGTTATGGTTACACCGCTTGATGTGGTTTCCAGCTTCTTGCTGTTATCGTGATATAATTCTACAGAGCCATCATTGTTAGCAATTATACTTTGCTCACCATACTTACCTTGTATTTTTACATCCCCTGATGTGTCAGCAATAACTAGTGAACCAGTTCCATTTACAATGTTTGAATTAGTGCCGTCATGCCAAATTTGTAAATCCGAACTACCACTATTGCCAAATCGCAATCGAGAATTATCAGCAAGTTCTATATTATCAGAGGCGTTTAAAAACACCGCTTTCTCTGCTGGCTGAGTGCAGAACAGTGTTTTTGTACCAGCACCCCAATCAACAGCGTTATCAGAGTTACTAGATTGTAGGATAGTAGTTCGGGCTAATGTAGTGCCAGAAGAGGTGTACGTGCCTATGCCGACTTCAAAATCAGAACCAAGAGTACAAGCATAATAGGTAGTGTTACCATTACCGATAGACCCGAAAGACTCAAAACCACTAACAGCACCAGCAAGAGTATACGTGCCAGTACCCGTTGTGGTGGAGGTTTCCTTGACCCTATCGGCAAGTACGAGAGCCACATTGTCACCTATGCAATACGAATGATTGCGTTACTTGCATCCGCTGTTGGAAACTGAATAGTAAAAGTACCTGATGTAGATGTTTTATCAGCACCAAAATCTAATACTGCAACAGCCCTATCTGCATTAGTGTCATTATAAATTAATGCACCACGAGCCGTAATTGTAGCATTAGAAAACGAAGCATCTCCAAAATCTGCTATAGCAGTTGTTCCATCTAAAGTAGGAGTAACTTCTGTTAAAGCAATTCCTCCTGATGTATATCCGTTTCCGTTTGCCACTTCAGCTATACCACTACTTGCATATGCAGTTGTTGACGCACCAATGTTAGTGGAACTAGTGTGTAAAGACATTTTAAAAGCATTACCACTACTTGCTGTAAAATTATGTAATCCTTGCAGTAATTCTTGTTTAAAAGAACTACACATTGCTTGAGTTGGGGCCATTATAATCTCCTTATTATTTCAGCCAAATCTTTGTGACCGTTATTAGCCAACACTTGAACGATAGTAGCACGTTCTTCCTTTCTTGCCAATGTAATGTAATGATACATAATTCTTGCCGCATTATCCTTAAAAGCTCTGGCTTGCGCTTGTATAGCAGGATGCGCTCTATCTGATATGGTTATTAGCTTATCAAGAGCTAATTCAGTCAACTGTTCTGTTGAATGACCACCTTGGTCAGAAGTCATTACATTTACATTTCCAACTGTTCCTGTTGATAAATCAAGCATATATATTCCTTATGTTTTTTGAACTCTGCGTAGACCTGTTCTATACGCATCTGTATTTTCAAAACCTTCCCCATAATTTTTTAACCGTATGATGGCCTCATTAAATCTATCCGTATACATTTGCAAAATATCTGCATCTCCCTTCATAAATACGTAAGATTCATATAAACTTCCATATAACAAAGCATCAGGTGCATTTGTACCTAACCAAGTTGTACCGTCTCCAGATGCTGTTATTGATACGGGTCTATAGTAATAATGTAGCTCAATAGAATAATTACTATTAGGAGTAGGACTAATAATAAAATTATTGATATCAAAGAGAGCATAGTATTTCGGTATGCCTGTAGTGTTTGGGTTTGGCGCATATTGTTGAACAAAATTTACATCCTTGAATAACAGAAAATCATGTTCATTTGAGTTAATGATAGATATTGCAATTGAACCTAAATAATCTGTTGGAACAGCAAGAAACTTATTTCCGTTAGTCAGCGTTCCTGTTACATTCTTTCTGAAGTAATCTAACTCAACAAGTTTTAAGATTCGCTCTTCCGCGTTTTTTATAAAGTTAGGTATATTTGTTGTGAACGTAGTTTCGTCATTCTCTGTGTAGTCTTTGATCGCTTGTGTTAGGGTTGTATTAGTGTAACTCATGGTGTATTCGCCTGACCGCCCATGCCGCTATGATTTGTACAATAGTAATATAAGGTTGGCGCACCAACAGCAACTGTAATTTGCGTATAGGCTCCTGAATTTCCTGGAGTCCCAGCCGTGGTGACTCCTGTTGTGTATTCGCTACCACCTCCGTGTGTTCCATTAGAAGTAGTAGAAAATCTTAATGGATGACCTGAATTAGAACTATGACTCTGGTCAAAACGATAGGTCGAACCTTCTGTCAAGGTTAATGCAGAACCTGTTTGATTAGACCCATCTAAGAAGTATTTATTACCTCCATCATTCACAACTGTAACAGCAAACAACTGATACACTGTAACTGAACCAAGAGAAGTAGCTCCAGAAACACCATTCTGGGCAACAAACCCAAGCTGGGCAGAGGCTGATACACCTGTAGGAGTTACAGTAACAGAAGAACTAGAGGTTTCTGAAGTAGATACTGTAACAGTTCCAACGCTAGTATTTAAAACAGTTAAATCATTTATAGAAGAAGGAATAATGTCTTTCCCTGTGGTAGAGAATACTATAAATGCAGTAGGTTCTTCTGGTTCGGGTCTTGCATCTTTTAAAGCTTGAGAATCCCCAACTTTTCTAAATGGCCCTAATTGTGGATGTTTTGGTTCAAATTCGTCTGGGCCAACTACAGACCCATTCCACTCTCTTCTCATATCTTTATAAGGATATCTAAATCCTGATCTATCAGAAATAAAATAAGCTTTTTTTCCTGATGCAAAGCTTGACATTAGTTTACTCTTAAATATTGATATTGTGGGGTAACACTAAAAGAGGAACGATCTCTATCTTCTATACTTGCTCTTTCAAACTCCTCTTCATATATGGCTTTTAAAGCTTGTATTCTATCGGGTGCTCTTTTAATAGAAAGATAATAAGCCAAGCCCGCAGCTAAACAGGGGTAAAACCTAAAAGGAACTTCAATAGTATTTTGCATAGTGTCAGCATCTTGGATTCTTGTTAAAGCGTTGTAAACTATGGTGTCTGAACTATTTTCAGGAGTGGGATATAATTTTAAAGAAGGTGTAATTTGTCTATCTAAGAAAAATTGACTTGGTCTTCCTTGTGTACTCTTTGTCGGAATGTTCAAATACTCGGCTCTACTCACACGCTCTAACGTAAAATCAACATCACTTCGTCTTACTACAACCGATAAAATATCAATTACATCTGCGCCTAAATTATAAGCATTAGTTCCTTGAGTCAACGAAAGTGTAAGTTGAGAGATAGTCCACTGATTTAAACCCCTATTTGCCCAATCTGCAAATAAAAGGTTAAGAGATCTTTTTGCACTTTTAAGGTCATACCCCGTTCTGACTTCTAAACCACAACGTTCAAAAGCCTCTTCGATGTAATCATCAACCGCTAATTCAAAATCAGTGGAACTCGATAAGGTCATTTATTTTTTCTTCTTTTTTGCCATTCGTTTTTTTGCTGCACCACCTCCGCGCATCATCATTGGTGGTTTTTTGCCATTAGCCATTCCACCTCCGCGCATCATTGTGGGAGCTTTTTTCATTCGTTTTTTTGCTGCACCCCCACCCATCATTTTTTTAACTTTTTTCATTACCATTTTTTAATCTCCTAAAAAGAGTTTTTCTGTTTTCGTAAAGTTTTGAGCCATTATAATAATTTTCTGCATAATTATAATACCCTTTTATTCTAAGTGTATTTGATGCTTCTTGCAACTTACTTAATCGTTGTAAGAAAATCATAGCATACGGAACGTCTATGGTCGAATCAAAGTCAGCCTCCTCTAATAGTTCATTATCGTCATCATCAGGATGAAAACCCATCAAAAACATATCTTTATTAATAAAAATACCGTCCGAAATAGCTTTGTTTAACAAATTTAAATACCGATCCATTTCATTTAAAGGAAGAAAACAAAAATCGATTAGAATAATGACATCTTTTGAATCGTCCCATTGTGAAATTAAAGAAAACAGATCTTGCCAATGGTTTTCATATTTAAAACAAAACCCTACCTTATCATCTAACCATGCTTTTTTAGCAAAAGGACATGGAGGCAAACCATTGAAATGTTCATTAGCAACCTCTAAAGCTGTTTTTGACCATGCTTGCGTTTCAGAAATTATTGATTGTTCTAGTTCAAAATTTGGTAACATAATTACCTCAAAACTGTACCACCGAACCTTTTGTTCTCTTTCGCCTGTTTGACATCACTTGTCCACAGCCTCTTGCAACGGCAGTACCCGACACTTTTTTACCTTTAAAAGGTCTTTTCACACGACCCCCATTGGCTAAATTTGTTACTTTTGACTCTTTGGTATTAGAGACAACAGTTTTTCCTTTAGAACCCTCACGCTTTTTCTTACGAGCGGTAGAAGCCCTTTCTGATTTACTGAGGCTGTTGGCTTTTGCTCTTGGGAGACATCTGTCTGGATTTTTTTTGTCCTTGGACGTCCCACACTTCCCTTTGATCGACCCATCTGTTCCTATCCTTACCCAATCTTGTTTAAGCCACTTTTTAAGTTCGCCCATTATTTTTTACCTTTTGCACCCTTTGCATAATTAGGGTCTTTGCAGTATTTTGAAGCAGCTAAATTTGCATATGCACTTGGGTATGTATCAAAAGTTCTTTTTGCCCAAGCTTTTCCAGCAGGGCAAATCTTTGAACCCTTACTTTTTTTTGAGGCTTTGCCACCTTTTCGCATATAAGTTACTTCTAATTTTGCAGGTTTTGGTCCTGTTCTAACTCTTGAAATTGAATGTCCCATATTTGCCCTCGTAATTGTCATAGAAGTTGTTCTAAACCCGCAGCTAATACTATCAATACCATAACAGCCCACATTCGGTTATCAAGATTTTTTAATTTTTCCTGAATATCCGCATATCTTCTGTTACACTCTTCTTCGTGTCTTTCAAGTTGTTTTAAAACATCCTCTGCTTTCATCAACACTTCCACCTTTTTCTTGCTTGTCTTAAACGACTATTTGGATCTTTAGCAGCTTTCGGAAATTTTTTCATTTGTCCTGCGGAACGAGCACAAAATGACTTCCTACGTTTAGCGTCTTTGCTACCTGGTTTTACTTTTCCTGTGACAGCCGTTTTTAATTTTGACCCAGGATTTGCTCTTCGATAAGCAGCCACTCCTGCTTTTGTCATTCCCGCCCCAGATTTAGTGGGACGGAAATTTTTCTTATTTCTTTTTGGCATCGTATCTGGTTTACGTTTTGCCATATCTAAACCTAATTAAAGAATACAGTTGCAGCCGTAATATTAGTCAACGCTGACACAAATATGTCCGATACCTTTATACCCTCTGCAGGAATATTAACAGAATGAGTATCAGAAGCGTTAAAGTCTAAATCAAGAACAGTTGCACCTCCACTCGCGTCTGTAATAGTTAATCGCGGTGTTCCAGAGGCTGTTTTAAGCTGTATTTGACGTATCCGTGCAGGACCAACTGCGAGCGAACCCGTGCCTGTAATCCTTTTGGATCTTACATCTGAGCCTGCCATTTTTGTCTCCTATTAAGCGGTTGGTGAATCAGAAGATATGCCAAAGAATTTTAAAGCAACAACTCCCCCTGCACCAGCTGTACCAGAGATTACAAGCTCAACCTCATCCGCTGTTTCGGTTGCTGCAGTAGTCGTTCCACCAGACATACCTAAAACACCATTACAGGGGAAAAATCCTTTAAAGCCCGTAGAATTAATTGCCACGCTTATTCCATCAACGAATCCATCAGTATCTGCATCAGTTCCTATATCGTTAATGTTAACAGCATTAGCTGCAGCACTAGTTACTGTAATAGCTACGCCCATTGGAATAAAATTTGATGGAATGCCTACTGATGATTCTTTATGATCAGTGCCAGAAGCCGCAATTGTAATAGAGGTGCTGTAGGTAGACATAGTCATCTCATTAGTAAGAGCACCTGTAGATGAGTTTTTAATAATTGTTTTGAAACCGTTTTCTGAACGGACGGGACCGCTGAAAGTTGAATTAGCCATATTAATCTCCTTGTCGTGGCCAGTGTCTGCTTAATTGCAGTCAAGGTTTAAATTACTATACAATAAAAAAGGGCGACTGCAAAGTCGCCCTTGTCTTTCGGAGGAAAGATTTTTATGCTCCAGGTGTTGCAAACACGCTTCTCCAATCGGAAACACCGAAGCTGTAACGCTCACGAGCTTTAAAACGCATATTTCCAGTGTCAAAATCACCTTCCATAGCTGTTTTTATAGCAGCGCGATTAAACATTTTGAAGCCATTAGGTGCATCTGTCATAATGAAAAATGCATCTGTATCGGTTAAAAAGTGATTTACAACTGCTCCTTGAGGCAACATACCCATATTACGAATTGCATTTGGGTCATTGTCGGATGTACCAACACGAAGATTTGAGTTTAACACTCTCTCAGCAATAAACTGTAATTCTTTTGGAATAACTAGTTTCATGCCACGAATTGCTACTTTCAAACCTCTCTCATCAGTAATTCCTGCAATATCAATCAACATTTGCTCTAAAGATGTTTCGTTTAAATCCGAAGCTACAGATAAAACGTTGGATTGATTACCAGAAAGAGAAGGGTGTGACGCTGAACACAAAGCTGCACCGTCACCTATTGGTGAGCCTGTGCTAAAGGCATTGTTTAAAATTGACGCTGCTTTAATTTGCTTTGTTTGTGCCATTGAACGAGCAAGAGCTTTCGTATAACGAGAAGCTAAACGGTCGTACAAATTATCTTCTATAGCTTCTTCTGTTATGGAAAAAGCCAAAGCAATAGTTTCATGTGTGTACCGGGCAGTATATGTCTCTTGTGCATCATCAAACTGGATTGCTCCACCCTCTGATTTTACAGGTGCTGTTGAAAACCCGCCCAACATTACCTCTTCTTCAAAAGCACGATCAGAAGCTTCTTCTGTAAAAATTTCAGAATGCTCATTTTCGTACCTGTCGTATTCCAGACCGAACAATGCGTTCAAACCTGGTTCTAGCTCTTTTGCTAGTTGTGCTCTAGAAATAGCCATTGACTAATCTCCTTATATACCAGTTGACAACGATGTGGTCTGTGAAGCCGAAGCTGCTACAGGCGCATTGTGATGAATGTTAAACCGAACAATAAAATTAACTCCAGCTGAAGCATACTCTAAATTCGCTACATCTGTTGTTAAACCTTGTATTCTCATCAGAAAGGTCGCTGTAGTAGCTGCTGTTGAGATATCAAGTTGTGCAGTTGAACGACCAGTGGATGTTGACCCAGATGTTGCTGTTGCTAGTTGACAGTTTGCAAAAATATCAGCAATCGCAGTTGCGCGATCTGTGACAGTTTCATCTGCTGCTACCATAAACAACTGACTAGGGTTATCAGCTACTAAAGCCTTCACAGGGAAATTAGTATCCACGCTGACATTATTGGAACCAGGCCAATAATTTTTGAAGACAGTCTTTTTTGAAGAACTATCCACATATTCTACACCCATAAAGACACCCAATGCAGGTACTGTACCACCATTTGCGTTTCCAACAATATCAATAAACCCCGTAGATAAAGGAATTACAGGAGAGTATTGAAAAATCGCATTAGTATTATTTGTTGCGATTTCATATTGAGTCACACCAGTAGTATTTGCACCTGCACCGTTAAGTCCGATTGGGCGTAAACCAAAAGAAGTATCTTGGTTTGCCATTTTTTACTCCAATCATTGGTTCTGTTTAGAACCACCAAAGGTTACACGAGATTGACGATCAGGTTTATTAATCGTCATGGTAGAGTGAGAATTTTCTCGCATCATATCATGGTCAACTGCATTCATTTGGTCTTGAGTTCTTTGATTAAAATACTCAGTTCTTTCTTCAACAGTCTCTAATGGTATTCTGGCGAGAACTAATCCGCCAACTCCAAACACACCAGCATATTTACCTGAATCAATTACTGGGGCCTCAAAATCTGGATATTCATCTGATCTGACAAGTTCGTATCCTTCGCGTAGACGAGCAGAAATATTTTTTCTGTCATCAAATCCACGAACTTCGGCTCTGATCCAACGATGTTTAAATCCTTGTGGCGCAGGTGGTGCGTCTAGCATAGACGGGGGAGTCCAAGGTCTTCGTCTTGTCTCTTTCTCCCTTGTCTTACTAGCACGAGAGTCACGACTAACATCCGATACTTCGGTTTTTGTTACTTCAATTTCAGCCATTCTTCGCTACTCCTTAACGTACTTAGCATATTCCTCAAGTGGCACGCCTAATTTCTTAGCCATAGCTACCTGAGAGGTGGTCAATCTGACCGTGGTTTTGCGTCCAGAGTTTGCAGTCCTTGATGCTGAAGCAACCGTCTGAACGGGCCTAGATTGCCTCTGACTGTTTGTGCCAAGCTTTGTTGGAAAAGTTTCCACAAGTTGCTTGTCTAATTCATTATAGTACTCATCTGTCCTTGGGTCAAACCCTTCTGTCTCCACTAATTTTTTGTGTATCCCAAAAGCAGCGTATGTCATAGCCTCATCTGTACCAAACCATTCGTTTTTCTGCGCCCATGCTTCTGCTTTTGGGTCTGGTTTTTGTTGAGGAGTAGCTGTTTGTGGCTGTGACTGCGGTTGTGGATCAGTTTCTTGAGGTTGAGAGTTTTCTTCTCTATCAATTTTTACTTTAGCCTGTGTTGCTCTTTCCTTTGCAACCATCAAACTAGCTATTTTTTCTTGAGCATCAACAACTGCATCAGTATCGCCAATGGACATTGCTTTTCTTAAAGATTCTTTCACAGAGGCAATATCACTATCAACACGTTGACCATATTCAGAAACATAATCTTTGTCTAAACCAGTTAATTTAACTTTAAGATCGTCATTTTCTGCCATTTTTGCTTGAGCAAAAGCGATTGCATCTTGCTCTCTACGCTCTGCTTCTCGCATTTTTTTAGTAAGTCTATCAATTCTCTGTTTTGAATCACTTACGTGTTGACGTTGCTCTGTTTGTGGACTTTCAACCGAAACTTCCGTAGATTCCACACGAGGCTCTTCTTTGAATAAATCTTCTTGTTGAACCTCTACTTCAACCTCTTGTGTTTCTTCTTCTTTTTGTAAATTATTCATTGAATCCTCATATACTGATAACATCTTCTGGGTCTAAAATAGTAGCAAGAATCTCATCATCGTTGAGTATCCTTACTTCTCCACCTTCAATTTTAAATCTTGACCCTGCATATCTTGCAAACATAATCCAATCACCCTCTTTGCACCAAGAGCCTGTGGGAAACTTTTGCATATCTTGATAAGCTAAAGGTCCTAATTTTAAAACATACCCAACTGTTGTTGAAATTTCGTTTGTTTCAATAACTTGATCTGGAATATAAACTCCTCCAGAAGTTTTTGACTTGCCTTTGTAGGGCAAAACAACAATTCTCCAACCTGTTGGTGAAGGAATTCTTTCTTTTAAAGATTTATCTATGAGTGTTGGGTCTAATACCCTCTCCTTGGGATTAACCCAAGGCGTAGACAGAGCCTCCGTCTTTTCTGCCGTGGCTGTTTTATTCATCTTGTAACTCCTGTTTATCTAGCAGGCTCTTGAGTTCCTGTTCTAAAAATTCTAGACCTTCAATGTTACCCATCAAATGCCTATAATGTAGCATATCTTTAACTCCGTTTGAGATAAGTAATTCAGATATCTGATTTCTCTTATCATTGATGAGTTTTAAGATATGATTGGTAATTAAAATGCCATCCATATATTAGAATATATTGTAACACCTTTTTATATGCAATCCTTATTTTGTTAAACCTTTTAACTTTTCAAAACTGCGTAAGCCACCCAATCCCAGCATTCCAAGTAAAATCGTGGTCAACGTCTCCATGTCAAAACTAGGTAGTTCAGGAACTTCAACACCAGCATACGCTGTTGCGAACAAAATAATCGGAGCAAGGACAAAGTGGTATGCCAGCGCTGTGCCACAGGTCCAGCCGATGAAGGGACGCCATCCAGATACAAAGATGGAACGGTGTTGCGCTTCTGCTTTGTTGACCTCGACTTGTGCGAGGGCTGCTTCGTGCGCTTGTTTTTCTGCGAGCGTGGCGATTTCGTGGGCGAGGGCATTCTTCTGATCTTTATCTTCAATAAATTTATCTAAAAGCCCTGATACTGGGCCTATCAATGCTTGTAACATATCAGTATACCTTTACAGCTTCAATGTTTACATATTTTGGCAAGCAATATGCTGTAATTGTCTCGCCCTGTTTATGCAATTCTTTAGCAAAATATGTGCATTCATGCAAATTCCTAAAATACATATCTTGACTCTCTAACTTCTTATTAGGCTCTAAACCCGTAAATACAAACAATAAAAACAAATGTTCAAACATTTGTTATGCAACTTGAACAATACCAAGTCTCCCCATCATCTTTAGAAAAGCCTGATGTTTTAGCACCACAAGACTTGCATTCTGTAGACTGATATATCTTGTGTTCCTTTGCCCAGCGAATATCATGCCTTTTAAACTTTCTTTCACCGTATCTTCTTACTGCTTTTTCGGCCATACGGATACAGCCATATAAGCTCCCACAATGCCCCCACCCGTCAAGTATAACAAATTTGAGAGGTCTGTAAGGAGCTTAACCCTTTCGTCTGATACAAACGGCATGAACATAAGCAGCGTATATAGTGCCATAAAGCACAAAACAGCCGTAGCCATACGCCTTTGTGCAGACATTTTGCGAAGCTCCGCTGCTTCTTGCTTCTCCGCTGCCTCTATTTCATGTAACTTTTCTGCCGCTAGTAACTCATCATCGTCTACAATTCCGTCACCATCTAAATCATACTTGTTATACTCAGACCCTTTTTCTAATTTCTTCTGTATCAAAATGACCCCCTATTAGAAATTAACCAAACCATACCAATTAGAAATAAAGCTCCCACCGTAGTGAATAATATAATTGCTACTATTTCTATGAAATGTTTACGAGCTTCTCTTTGAGCATAAAGCGTTTCTTGGCGTTGTTTGCGTATATCTCGTTCCATTTTAATAAGCTCCTGCCAGGCCTGTGGCCCAAGCATGGAGCCAATTAACTTACGAAGTTCATCGCGCTGGTTCTCAAGCTGTTTTTTCTGAGTAAACAACTCCATTGCTTCTTGTTCAACAGATTTTGCATTAAAGATTTTTTTAAAAATTGGAGGATTTTTAGCCTCATGATGAGCACGATCAATATCGGATACCGCTGACATCCACTGCGAAAGACTGTTTCCCATCGACTCCAGCTCGCGGCCGATTGAAACGCCTTTTTTTAGTGCGTTAAAGGCGGAGCCTGCCAGAGCCATTGCAGATACCGGGTCTACCATAAACCTTTCCCCAGATTAGTGGATTAAACTCCTAAGAATTTACCACCCTTTTTAGCTGCGCCCATACCTCTGGCGGTCATTACTTTTAAATCACCGACAGGAACCTTTACATTCTGTATACCCTTTGACTGTTCAGGTTTTGGGGCTTTTTTAGGTGAATTTGTAACTATTTTTACCATAGACATTCTAATTTCTCCTTTGCATTATGGCTCGTTGTCTAGCTGCTTCCATTTTTTCTCTGGCTATTTGTTCTTGACTAGCAAGCCTTTCATCAAACTGTCTTGATTTATCCATCTGTTGAGCCTGTTTCAAAGATAGTTCAGCCTGTTCAGCCTCAACATCGTTCTGTTCCTTTAAGGCTTCAAGCTGTAACTCTTGCTGTTTCAAATCAACGACAGGATCTTTTTCGCCCTGACCACTTAATTGCCTTGAAAGGGCTTGAACAGCTTGCATACCTTCTGCCATAAATTGTGCCGAAACAGCATCCAGTTGTACTTGTTGTTGTTGCGATACATCTTGCGTTTGAATTCCCAACTCCTGTACAGCTTTTTCCCTTGCTTCAAGCTGAACGTGTTGCATGACGTGTTTCTGTAAAGCCACTGCCAAAACTGGCGAAGCTCCAACAAGAGGGTTTCCACCAAATACAAGATGCGAAAGTATATGTGCTTGATGGTTTTGTCCAGGGAAGGCAAAAAGGTTTTTCTGATCCAATACATCGATATTCTCTTGTGCAGGGTCCTTTGGGGTTGGTTGTTCTTGAGGCGGTGCTTTCAAATATTTATCCACATTTTTTACACCTAATGCTTCATACATATCTCTATAAACTTCATACATATTGTGCATCTGTGGAGCTTGCGCTGCTAATTGTAATTGAGTTTGAGCCAGAGCAATACGTTGAGCCTGACTAAATACATTAGGATTAGAAACAGGTACAATATCCACCCTACCATCAAAGTCCTGTGCTTTTACTGCAGCATCAACTCCCTCTAACTCATATGGATAAATAGGTGGTAAGCTCTCCCCCATTACACGAGCCAAGATTTTAAACTCTATCCGCATTGCATAGTGCAGTCTCTTATGTACCGCACTCATTACTCGTGAGCCTTGTTCCATAAGAGCTATGGTTGTACCAACAGCTGCTTGCTGATTTCCATCACCAACTTTCATATCTGTGATTGTGGCAAACCTCCGCCCTGCATCGACCACAAAACCAAGTAACTGAAATAAAGTACCGTCAGGTCCTTTGAATGGGAGAGGCATAAGGCTATCTCTAATAGCCCCACCAGGTGCGTCTACATCTCTGAATTCACCTGGCTGAAGAGGATCGTCATCATCTCTAATACGAAGTCCACGAGCTTTAAAGCCCGCTGGGAGGTTGGACAACGTACCTGCGTCAATCAACTGCCTCAGTGCCGCGGTGGCTGAACGAGACAAGCCACCTATTGTGTGGATTAAACCTAATCCGTAAAAGCCAAACCCAGGTAAAAACTTATAATGCACAAAGTATTGTACCTTTCTTTTATCAGGGTCATCTTCTTTATAATTTCTACGTATGGCTAGTATTTGACCGTTATCTTGGCTAATCGTAACCACATACGGCAACTTAATTCCCGTATTTTCTCCGTCTTCGCCCGTGTCTTCGTAACCTTCTAAATCTAAATCTACATGACACTCTATTAAAGTAGCATCATAATCAATGTTGGACGGCTCAATGCCCCTGATCTTATCAAGCTCACTTGTAAGATCATCATCCTCACCCTGTTGAGGCAAAACAGGAATATCCAAATAAAACCCAGAAAGTTGCTTCTTACGCAACTCGTTTAGATTTATACGCACAACATGGCTAATGTTAGGACAAGTCTCCAAATCAGTTGTCTCGTAAGGAACAACCAAATTCTCAGCAGGAATAAACTTACTTACTGCCCTACCAATAGAATCATCAAAATAAATTTTTTTAAAAGTACTTCCAGCTAACGGTAAATAGAAAAGCATCTGATCCATTTCTGGCGTATACTCTTCCATCTCATTGGTAATGTAATAGTTCATAAACTCTTTTACACGTTGAGATTGGTCTTCTTTTTCCTTTGTCTGGCTTCCGACAATAGAGGTTCGCACGGGACCACTAGCAGGCAACAATTCATTAAATGCTTGCGCCTGAAATTGCACCGCAGCCTCAGCAAGTAACGGGTGAGTGACCCCAGAAGCCCCCCTGAAGGGTTCGGTTCTCTCGGAATAGTTGAAACCAAGTAATTCCAAACCATTAGCGTATGCATCCTCCCAATCCTGTCTACTTGCTTTATTAGAATCAAACTCTGATAAAAGGTCACTGGCTATCGAACCAAGGACTCTATCATCAAGAACCTCTGCAAGATTATCATAAAATCCTGTTTCTTGCTCAACCCTAGATGACATTGCAAAATCAATTATTGCACCACCATCATCCTCAAACTCTATACCTATGTCATCGCCTCGCCCAGACATATCCAAAGATCCAGGTAAATTAACCTCAATTTCAGCTGCAATCTCTTGCTCATCTATTTGAGGGTTTACATTCTCAATTAGACTTATAGGTGGTTTTGCCATTACGCTTTTCCCAGTTGTTTTTTTTAGTATAACACAATAAATTCATTATTGCATATAGGGGATGTATTCAGCTATGCCCTTCTTTAAATTCTGCTTTGGCCTATCCTCTACGTTAATTACATCCGTAAACTTCATAGCAAACTCTCTGGCCTGATCTTCTGTATCAAACTCTAAAAACTCGCCCGTGTTAAAAGCCTTGCGAATCGCCATGTCTGGTGAGAATTTCGTGAGCACAGGACCAACAGGACTATCCACAGGAAATACCGTGGGAGATACAAAAAACCGACCATCTATTGTAAAGTCCATCAACTGAACCATTGCATTGTCTTGCGTCATTGGAGACTTGGGGTCCATGATCCGCGATACGAAGTTCGGGGACACCGCGCCCTTAACTGTTTTTTCAGCCATAATACACGCGAACCTTGCTGTACTTCTCTTCGTCAGGGTCCCAATCATCGTCTGGCAACGTCACAAAATTACCCTGACGATACCGCATCAAAGCTTGGGTCATACTATCTACCAAATCATCATACTCTCCATTTGGAAAAGCTGCAACCTCCTCAATCATCTCATCTGCAAACACCTTGTCAGGACACCAAACCATCCCAGCCTCAAATAATGGCGATACCGAATGAACCCTCGACACCTTGTCATTACCCCGACTTGGCGTAAAATTCACAACAGGTATGCCCATGTTCCGTAGTTCGTGAGTCAAGGGCGTTCCAGAAGCCTTCGCCTCAATCACAACCGTATCAGGGTCCCAATACGTCCACTCATCATACGCAACCTTCTTCAACTCAGGAAAATCCCATCTACCCTTCTTGCTATCTAACAAAATAATCGCAGGCCGTGGACTGTTAGCCGAAGGACGAAATACACCCCATGTCGTTATCGCACTGTAATCCGATGTCGTGCTCTTCGAAAATGCCGTATCATAACTCTGAATGACATACTCTAACTCTGGTATATCCTCCTCCTCCCAACGCTTCCACCACTCGCGTGGAATAATCGCATTATCATCCCCCGTAGGGTTTTGCTGATACTGAGCATTCCACTTACTAGGGGGTATCGATGCCTGTACTTTTTCTAAATCATCTATAGGCCAAAACTCAGGCCAACAAGAATTGCCACTTGGCATAACCGCAGGTAACTCAACTATCTCCCATTGATCCGCCCTCTCATCCTTTATCATCTGACGCTGTAACTGACCCGTTAAATCCTTCTCCGACCACCGCGTCATAACCAAAATTATAGCACCCCCTGGCTGTAATCTCTGTCTTGGACCACCCGTGTACCAATCCCAATCATTGTCAAACCCACTAGCCGACATCGCAGTCTGCTCCGAATGCGGATCATCAATGATAATCAAATCACCACCGCGTCCAGCCAAGTTTGAGCCAACCCCAACAGCATAATACATACCACCGCGAGCCGTGTCCCACCTACCAGAAGCTTTACTGTCAACCGATAACCGCGCATCAGGGAAAATATCCGTGTAATCTTCCCGTTCCAGAAGGTTCTTAATCTTTCTACCAAAAGATACCGCGAGTTCCGTGGTGTGCGTTGCCTGAATAATCTTCATGTTCGGGTTTTTGCCAATCATCCACGCAGGCAAAAGGTAACTTGCAAACTCTGACTTCGTATGACGAGGAGCCATATTGATTATCAGACGTTTTAACTCGCCTCGCGCCACTCTTTCAAACTTTTCAGCTATAATCCTGTGGTGTTCTCCAGCTATAAACTCAGGCCACATGACGTTTACGAAGGTTAAAAAGTCATTTTTACAGGCATCTACACGATTTAACTGAGCCAACCGTAGTTCAAGCTTATTTATTCTATGTTCAATGTCTAGTTCGCTCAAAACAAGCTCCTATATGTTAATAATCTTATATCATAGGTTTTGAATATTGTAAAATTTTTTGGGGGCTGGGACTCCTGAACAATAATTAGGCAATCTTCGGTTAACTAATCTAATACTTTGTTTACTTTTTAGGCAATAAACAATTTTTGTACGTTTTTTATGCATATTGTTTGTCAGAAACATGGTCCTTGACAGCGTTGGCTGACACTGGTGCGCGATTTTTGGATTTTTGACATTAGAAAAGGCGCGTAAATCGTTGTAAATTAAGTTTAAATAGGGGGTCATGGTTCGCGCCTCACTAAACTAGATCAATTTACCAAATAAAACGAGCACCGACTCGCGGATCACGCATCATGAACCGCGAATCACGTCCCATGGGTTTAGGACGATTGAGATCGACTCACGGTCGCATATTTAACCATAAAAAAAACCGTGTAAGGATTCGCACCCCTACACGGTAATTTTAAAAAGTTTTAAACCACTGACTCAAGGAACGAATGCTTATCTAACTGGCTAGCGGTTTTTATTTTATTCCAATTAGAGGCTGACATATTAAGAACCGATCCACCTAATTTTTGCCAATCATCAACTAGATCAGGTTTTACTTTATGTGATACAGCGGTTACACCGTTCATTAACGTGGCACGGCTCAACGGTTCATTTCTATACCCATCTTGCTGTAACGTTTGCATTAAACCGTCCAAAATTAAAGAAGTTTCCTTTTGTGGAATTTTTAAAACTTCACCCAGTGATTCAGACACTTTACTGATTGAATATTCACCTTCGATCGTATCTTGCGAAGCTTGTTTCATTTGATCCAAAATTTGATCAAACGATTCACGACTAGCAAACGATTCGACAATATCGCGCAGTTTGAGCGATAAAGCTTTGTTGTCAGCGTCTTTCGCTTCATCAGTCAGAATCGACCATTGATCGGAATCTTCACGGGCTGAAGTAATATGACTCGATCTTGTTTCGTTACGCGATTGCATCCCATTTTTGCAAGCTAGCGTCCACGTAATCTGACCGACACGCACCGATCCTTGTCCAACTTCACTATTAGAAATGATGATCCCGTTTGCCATTGTATCGCCTACATTCGCACCTTCACCCGTTTGGGTTTGGGATTTAAAACGAGCATACAATTTTGAATCGGTAAGATCCCAGTTCATGATTTGCCAATTTGCATCACTTTCAATCAATTTTGGTAATGTTGACTCTAACAAGTGGACGTTATCAAACGTTTTAAATTTATTCGATAAAAAAGCCCTAGCAACATAATCAAAACATTCTTGCTGATCTGTCATGTCAAACATCCGAATCATCTGTCTGGAATTTTCGTTTTGCCAGATTGCATTGATCAGCTTGTCGAATTCAAAAGAATATTGCTCTTTTAATCTTTTAGCTGTTCGGACATCAATCTGTGCTTTTGACGCTATTTGATTAAAACAAACATCATTCACTTTTGCGATCCTTGTCGGCTCACCTCTTATACCTTCAATAACAATTTGCGATTGTTTATTGTCTGAAACACTAGATTCAACGGTTCTGAATTGCAGATCTTTTGTTTGTGGCAAAATATCAGCTGTTCTCTTTTGTTGTTCTTGTACTCTCTCCAATAAAGCTTGCAGATCGTTATTTTGGTTTTCAATTGTAAATTGCATTTTTGACTCCATAAAAAATAATGAAAATTTAAAGATTTTTATAAGGTCGCTATATAGTGCCTTGCGACAATTTCGGACTAGCACGAATCAGGCGCGGAAAACTTTAACCAATTTTAGGGCAAGATCCAGAATGAATTTCTAAAAGCGTAAACTCGCTGATTTTCGGATCGACTAAAATTGATCTTCCCTAGTCTGAAGGTAGAATATATTAATTTTCGCATATTGCAAATAAAATTTTTAAAAGTTTTATAGAATAAATAAAAACATCATTAATAAATAAATGAATACGAATAGAATCGCAGTCGTTATGAATTCAAAAAAAACTTGTAATTTATGCGATCTTAAAAATTTAAAAAATAGATCAATCACTCCCAAGATCTCCAACTACATGATGTCTAATGATTGCATTATGGGGTAATTGCTTTTTAAACTTTTTAAGTTTTTCTGAATCCGATTCGGGTTGGATTTGATTCGGCATTTTTTGCCAGTGAATATTTACATTGCCACCCGATCCATAACATCCGCCTTTTTTATTCGGATCGCTTGCGTCTTTTTTAAATACGCCATGTGAAGTGAATCCGATCACATATTCGCGATCTTGTCGAGCACATAACGGTTTACCCGATCCGCATTGAAGGCAACCCAAATTTTTATTATATTCTGACGGACAACGAACGAATAAAACATTGTCGAATTTTCGGTTTTTTCCATTTTTAAAAAATTCAGTGTCAACGACTAAAACGGTTGGAATCTTATTTTTTACAGATTGGATCGCTTGTTTTACGGTTTTAGTTGACCAATTGATCGTTGTAGTTTTTTCGCTCATTTTATGAAACCAGAATAATGGGCTAAAATGTGAAAATGTAAATGATTCGCCTTTTTTAGGTTTGCAATTTAAAAGGGCATCTAAATACTTTTCATCAATTTTATTTGATCCGCATCCACTTGGATTCAACTCGCAATCGGTCGGACACGTACCAAATTTATTTTCAGATCCTGATCGGTATGTAACCGCTAAACCTTTTGTTTTATTTGCCTGAGAATTTAACGTTGTTTTTAACATGATTTTTGACCTTATTATGTAATTTATCGCATATGATAAACTAACAAAAAAAATAGACCTTTTACAAGATCTATTTTTAAAAGTTTAAGTTTTTAAAAAACTGATGTTATTTCATCATCATTTGGATCGATTGCTTTTTCCCATTTATCTAAAGGAATTTCAATTAACTCATGATTCAAACATTCATTAATTGCCTTAGATAAAGATTCAGAATTTTCATAATCCTCTTTATCAAAATAGGTATTAGAAGATAATGAAATAACAAAAAGATATTTAGGTTTTAACCATAAATCACAATGGAATGTCCCTTCATCGATTTTTTCGATATATGGCAAAAACTTTTCATCGATTTTAACTTTAAGAGGATCAAGATCTCGCAAAGTTTTTGGGGTTTTTTTTAAATAAATTTTTTCAGTCATGTGACCTCCAATTTTAAAAAGTTAACTTATTATATATCTTTTTTAAAAACCCCTTTTAAAGAGTATATCATAAATCGCATATCATATCAAACATTATTTTTAAAAGTTTTATTTGATTCTCATAATCGACATATTATCAAGGGCAAACATAACATCTATGTATTCATCATGATCATATATCGAAGATTCTTGGAAATACTCCCAGAACGGTAATTGATTTTTAAAATAATTATTTGATTCAAAAATATGATCCTCGTTTTTATCAAATAATCCTGAATCGCCATAAACTTTTTTAAAAGTTTTAGGAGTATGGATTTCTATAATTTCTCCACAATTCCACTTGCAATAATAAAGCACTTTATGATGATCACCTGATAGATCAATATGTTCTTGAAGTTGAAATCCTTTTAATTTGATTATTTGTTTAGTCATTTTTTATTCTTCCTCATCTTCTAAAAAATCATCTTCACTTTGATTTAAAATAATTTTTACATAGTTTAAAGTTTCATCGTCATTAAAAGCACCGTAAACTTCAAACTCTCCATCGTTACTTGTTGAAAAACAAACACCTAAACCATTTAATTGATCATTTAAATTTTCATCAGGGTTACAAGAAATGTGACAACAACCATTATAACTATAATCAACTTTAGGTTTGTTTGATTTTTTTAAAACGTAATGACCATCCGCAATCATTTCATTCATAGTCCTAAAAGTAACAGGAATTTGCGTCATTTGAATTGGCTCATTATAATCTTGAAAGTCCTTTGGATAGACCATCTTACGACCTCCTTCAAACCATTCGTAAATTCTTTCATCCTCAAACTCATTGTTCTTGAAGTACTTCAAGTAACAAGGATCTGTTAATAAAAGTTGACCTGAATCAACTCCACATTTACCTAAATATTTTTCTTTCATTTTTGACTCCATTTTTTATTTACTTGACTAGTATGCACTTTATCGCATATCATGTCAAATATATAATTGTTGAAGGAAAAAGTCATGGAAATAGAAAATAAAAAGAAACTCACTTTATTGTTTGATCAATTCGTTGAAAACAATAAATTATCCAAAATTTCATCTGACGATCAAATTTTAGAAAATAAACCTTTGATAAAAGAATTTCACGATTCTGTTATTATGAGTTTAGAAGATTTGTTGCCAGAAGAATATGCTAGTGAAAATCAGCAAAAGACTTGTGACGATATTTTAGAATCAGTCGATAGAGTTGCAAGACTCAATCATGTTTTAGGTTGGATGGATTGTTTTTCGGCAATTTGGAAAACTTTACACAATGAGGAGCAATTTTACGAACCAAAAGCATTTTATCATACAAACGATGATGAGGTGTAATCATGGAAATAGAAGAATTTAAACAAAAATATACCACATGGTTAAAATTAATTGTTGTGAATGAATTAGAAAAATCTATGCATGAAAGAAATTGGCATAATGAAATAGCTAATGTGTTGACGGATTTTGAAAGAGATATTGATGAGGTTTTTAAAAATGGAAAATGATAAATATATATTTTGGTATTACAATCCAGAATGCCAAGTTTTTATTTCAGATCTGATAAAAGATTTAAACGAACAATCCCAACAATATTATTCAAGCCCTGAAAAATGGGAAAACTGTTCAAACCACAACGACTCATGTGGTTCTGTTCATTATAATTTAGACAATGACACAGAAACATACGTTCAATTGTTTGCTTTTCATAATCAAGAAGAGGCAACAAAAGAAGGTGTTGACGAAAGATTTTCTATTGAAGTTTCGATCAATGGTGAGACAGAAATCATAGGAGGAGAGGAGTCTGTGGTTACGAATGATCGGGAAGAGGCTATCAAACAAGCTTTGGAGGCTGTTTCCGCATTATTAACAAAAGTTTAGGAGGAAAATAATGGCAATTTATAAAGTAACAACACAATCTTATACCTATACACATTATTTCGTAGAAGCTGACAATGCGGAGGCAGCTGAAGCAAACTATTGTGAATTTAAAAAATGTGAAGAAGATCCTCTTCACGGAGATAATGATGAAACGGTTCTAGAAGTAAACTTATCTGAGGATGAAATATGATTTGGTTATTTAGTAAAATTTATTTGTTTATGGTGACAGGGTCTTTTTCGGAAAAGAAAGTTAAAAGGAGGTACAGAATAAAATGAAAACAAAAACGATTGACTAACAACGAATCATATGCAATTATGATCGTGAATTTTTGACGACATAACTAATGGTGTAACATTTTTATACAGAGTGTTACACCATTTTTTTTACAAAAAAGTTACGTGTAACTATATTGAAAACAAACAATTTTTTCTTGTTTGTCTACGTCTATTACTATGTGTGAAAAATAAAAAAAAATAAAAAATATTTTTTAAAGGCGTAACAGGTGTGAAAAAAGTTACACTGTTAATAAGTAGTTGATATTATTATATAATATAAGAACAGATTGTAACATATTTGGTTTTTCAAAAAAGTTACAAAAGTTACATTTGTATATTTCTATATATATATTAGTATAATATTTGCAAACTTTGTTTAAAATTTATTGGGAACAAAAATGGAAAAAGAAAATAGTCCTATATCTAGAGGTCGTGGAAGACCAAAAGGTAGAGGTTTAAATGAAAACAGCCCTTTGACAGACAAGCAGAAGCGTTTTGTTACTCAACTCGTGGACAATGATGGTACAATCACGAAGCGACAGGCTGCGATAAACGCAGGATATTCTGAAAAAAGTGCTCACTCTAAGGCATATGAGTTAACGAACCCAAACATATGTCCCCATGTGGTTGCTGAAATTCGTAAAAAGAAAATTGAATTAGATGAAAAGTTCGGGATCACCTTTTCGAGGCACGTAAGAGACTTACAACGCATCAGGGACATAGCTTTAGAGAACGGAGCGTATTCAGCTGCGGTTCAAGCAGAATACAGAAGAGGTCAAGCTCAAGGAAACATTTACGTTAATAAGTCTGAGATAAGACATGGTTCTATCGATTCTATGAGCCGTGAAGAGGTAGAGAAGGCACTTCAGGATTTAAAGAATTCATATGGAAACAATGTTATCAACATCACTCCTAGCGAAGCAACCAAGCAAATCGAAGAAGCCAGAGTCGAAGCTATATCAGGATTTAAAGAAATATCAGAAAAAGAATCTATCAAAGTCTCATCTAACTAGAATAGAGACGACAGTAAGTCTTGGTTTTCCTGACATTTTTTATTCTGATCCGCGAGGCGTGTTTCATTTACTGGAGTTAAAGACAAGTCCTAACTTTGCCGTGAAGATTTCTCCCCACCAACTAAGCTTTATGTTAAGGCATCAGAATTCATCGGCATGGGTTTTGGTTCGCGGTTTAAAGACGATGGAGCTATATTTATATCATTCTAGCCAGATTATGGGGTTAAACGAATCGGGTCTTCGATTCGCGCCAAAGTGCAAAACAAGCGATTTTGGTGATATTTTCGACAATGTTTCACGTGAAACATTCCGTTAACTCGTTGTTTTCATTCACTTTAAAATAAAACTACCAAATGTATGCGACTTGTGGTATACTATGTATAGGTACTCTTCATGGCGAAGACACTTACGGAATACTTTTTCGAAGGTTGAGCCAACAGTTCCAGTAGCCATGAGGACTACCGTCTTGCAATGTTTCACGTGAAACATTGGGCTATTTGAAATAGTTTATAAACAATCAGAAACCTGAAAGGGGTTAGTTATGTCTGAGTCAAAAATTACATTAGAGGGTTTAATTTCTGAAGCTCTTAATGGTCATATTAACAAACCTGTTAATAAAACTTTTGTTTTTAATGACGGAGGCGCGAAGGAGGCAGGATTTAAAGGTCGTGCTGATGACTGTGTATGTCGTTCTTTTGCAATCGTAAGTGGCAAATCATATAATGAGGTTGCAGATCTTATTAAGGAGTTTTCCAAGCGAGAGCGAAAGTCCAAGCGCAAACGTAATAAATCAACAGTTCGTTCAGGTGTTTATAAAGCTACCGTTAAAAAAGTAGCTGAAGCACTTGATCTTGTCTGGACACCGACAATGTCTATTGGTTCGGGTTGCACGGTTCATTTAAGGTCGGATGAATTGCCAAGCGGTACGATTGCAGTCAATTGTAGTCTTCACGTTACAGCAATGATTGATGGTGTCATCCATGACACGCATGATCCTTCTCGAAATGGGACACGTTGTGTTTACGGTTATTGGTCAAAACAATCGTAACTGTGTTTTAATCACATGAGCATCCGTCTGGTATCTTTTAGAAGTGCCAGACGGATATTCTTCGATTGGATAGTTTAAAGCTTTTTTAAACGTTTTCTTTTCTTTTTTAGAACCTAATAGATAGATGTATCTATGTTTCTGGGGTCGCGCTATGTGCTCATATTTATCTGTTTCACGCATACGTTCTTTTAGGGACACTTGCTCACACAAAGTTTTTGAATGTTTATTAGTTCCTATTTCGCGCCATTCGTTTCTTTTTGCGGATATTCCTGTATAGATAAAGTTACACGCCTGATAGATTGTTCCGACATGGTTCATGCTTGTATCTGCATAGGACACCACGATTCGTGGGCTGCGCACCATCTTCAGAGTTTTAGCAACAAAGAAGGAGGCTTCGTTTTTATTATTGCGTAGGAGGCAAACACGGTTTAGTTCGAGAACAAGGTGAGAATAATCATCGCCACAAATGCCCCGACAAAGAGATGGTGAGGGTGGAATTCCATAGGTAATCACTCCTATTAGTTCTTTGCCGTCATACAAGCCAAACGCATCGGTGATATTAGGGACACGTTTGGCATAATGACGATTAAGAATCCAATCGTAAGTTTCTTCTGATTTAATTTTGTCAACGTTTAGCATTAGTACCCACGCAGAACCCTCCGCCAATCTTTACGGATTTTACTTGCGTATTCTTCTGCTTCAATAATGTCGTACCCAGCCTTTTCACAACGCATTGCGATTGTTGTTTCTATAAGCAGTCGAATACGTTGCACGGCATCAATAAACGAATCCTCTTCCTCATAATATTTTAAATTTTCTTTTGCCAAATTTTCTCTAACAATTTGTAGAGCAATATCATCTTTATTCATTAGTTTATTGTTACACCTTCTACTGTGTTTGAACTTTTTGCTATTGTTTGTGCTATTTTAATTAATTTATCGACAGGTTCGAAATTTTCATCTTTAGATAAATCCTGATCTTCTGTCATATCATACAAGCATCCGAATATGGCAACTAAAACACCAATAGATACGACAGGTTCGTTTTCAATCGATCTTGCTTGGATATGTTTCATTATTAAATTCATAACATCCAAGCCCATATCAACTCCGATAGAAAAATCAGAACCTTCTTCAGTTGAGAATTGAAATCCATCATCTTTTTTCATTTATAATTCCAACGATAAAATATATGATTATTTATTTGCACGGTTTTTTCCTTTGATTCAGCCCAATCGGGATACACATAGGTTGCATGATAGTGTGTTGCACCCTCTGTCACATCATACGTGCGAAAGGTCATTACTCCGTAAGCTACCATAATTGAAACTTCCCACACTTCATTGTTAGGCACAACATCGCTTTTACCATCACAATAAAAACTAAACTGGCATTTGTCACGAACAGGATAGTCCTGTTCCCACGAATAAGTAGGACCTTGTTTTATGACAGAACAAATATCATCGGGATAACGATGATCAATAACACGGTTCATTACCACGTTTGCCACGGCAATTTGCCCAACAATAGGTTCACTTCTTGATTCAAAATAAATAGCTGTTGCCATGCAAATTAAAGGATCAATCATTTTTACCTCCGTTTTATTAACATATAAGATAAATCTTATCTGGTTGCAAGCAAAATTGCTTGAATATATAAAATTTATTATATATCATTGCAGTATGAGCAGAGAAAAAAACGATTTTTATCCAACACCCGACTATGCAACACATAGTTTTATGAAGCATCACGACATTAGAGAGGGTTCGCCTCATGTGTGGGGCAAGGATGTTTGGGAGCCAGCTTGCGGAGATGGTGCAATCTCTAAAATTTTAGAAAAAGACTATGATATGAGGGTCTTGAGCACCGATTTGGTAAACAGGGGCTACGGTCAGTCGGGCATAGACTTTTTAATGGAGACAAAGATAGAAGCACCGTGGGTCGTGACTAATCCGCCTTACAAACTGGCTAATGAGTTTGTTACGAAATGCCTAGATTTTATGGATCAGGAAGAACATTTCAACGGATTTGCTATGTTGTTACGATTGGCATTTTTAGAAGGACAAGGCAGACACGATAAGATTTTTACACGCAAACGTCCTTCGAAGGTCATGGTATATAGCAAGAGGCTGACGATGATTCGCGGAGATCATGACGAAGCATGGTATGGTTCTGGCAAAATGGCATTTGCTTGGTTTATTTGGGACAGATGGGACAGGGATACTGTTTTAACGTGGATAAACGATTAAGTTTTGTTTATGTATTTTAGTTGTCCTGATAGCATTCGTCTAGTTGACAAGTCTCTTCTCAATGCTCCCAACTCTCTTGCGTTTTTAGCTTTAGCCATAGACTGATATTTTTTTGGTGGTCTTAAATTAACCACTTTGTTATTTAATTTATCTAATTCTTCGGCAAATTGTTCAACCGACATTCTACTCGCTTCGTCCATTTAATTTCTCCACGCCTTCCTCTGTAAAAGGATTTTCCTTATGCATGAGTGATGATGCCTCGACACCTAGATTGTACAAAACGTTTTGCATATCATTGTCAGATGCTTTACCCCGACTCGATAAGAATACTTCCACGGGTTTTTTAGATTCAGGATGATAACTGACGGTGACAGATATACCCATGCCCATATCAGAAGTTACACACGGTCTGCGATTAGGCAATTCGCTCATGATTCTCTCCGAATAAAAAAATTGATTTTTAAGTTTAAAAAAAAGAGAAGAATATGTCTATTAATTTATTAATTATTTTTTTGTTATCTGATAGCCTTCAGACTTGCAAAACACTTCAAACATAATCTTTAACTGTCCACCAATGGTTCGCTGTTCAAGTTTTGCAATTTGTTTAATGCCCTCATATACATCCACAGGCACTAAAATAGACTTCCATTTAGTTAAATCCATTTTTATCTCCTTTATTAATAAGAATATATAACATTTATCTTATACATACAAGTAAAAAAAGACCCCTGACGTAGTTGATACCTAGCAATCAGGGGTCAGTAGTGGTTTAAAACGCTAGAAAAAAACCACATCTGGGGAGATATGAAAATTTACTTTGCTTCACCCCAACTCAAACCTATTTCAAGATCGGTCTTCATTGGTACTTTTAACTGTACAGTATTTTCCATTATGTTAGCAATACTTTTTGCCTGACTTTCATCCTTCACACTTACGGCAAGCTCATCATGTATTTGTAACAATGGAATAATTTTATGTTCATTATATAAATCAGACATTGCTTTTTTGGTCATATCAGCTGCGCTTGCTTGGATAAGCCTGTTTAAAGCTTTGTATGTGTACGCACGTTTCAAAGCAGTATGATCTCCGTAATGTGCTCGTGCTTCCTCATATCCCATCGCTTTATGAACACCAAAACTAGTAGGTTCAAACAAATTAAACCTTAGTTTTCTGCCAAGAATTGATACAATATATCCGTTTCGTTTATTGTCTTGTAACGTTTGTGATACGATATCCATTGTTTTTTTAACGAAAGGCACTCTCTCATGGTATTGTGCTGTAAGTTCTTTTGCTTCCTCAAGAGACACGTCCAATTGATTCGACATTTTGGCAACACCCATACCATACATTAAGGCTAAGTTTAAAACTTTTGCAGATTTTCTGGGTATATCTGCCATCTCTGCAACCATGCTATGAAAATCCATGTCAGGATCATTTACATACCCATTAACGAAATCATCCACACCTTTCATAATTCTACCACTTTTTCCGCCCTGTAGAGCAGAAGCAAAATGCACAAGAATGCGTGGTTCTTGTTGTGAATAGTCTATCGAAGCCCATTTCTCATCTTCTTCAGGTAAGAATACGGAACGAATCATGGGACCAAGTTCCTCGTGCCGTGCTGGAATTTGCTGCAAATTTGGGTTGTTCATACTGATTCGCCCAGAAACTGTACCACCATCATCAGAACGAATTTGATTTATGTGTCCATGAATGCGTCCTTTGTCATCAACATATTTCAAAAGTCCGTTTATGAATGTGCCATTCGTCTTATTGTACTCTCGCGCTTGTAAAATACTTTTAGCAAGCTCGTGATCCGTGGTTTGTAGAAAGTTTTTAGTAAAAGACGGAGCGTTTTTTTCGGTCTTTGGGTATGGTATACTAAGCTTATCGAATGCCTTGGCAAGCGATTGAGCTGCCCATATTTCTGGCTCGAAACCACATAAATCTTTAATCTTTTTAACAGCCTGTATTTCTTTTTTACGAATGTACTGACTTGTTTGTTCTACTCTATCAAGATCTATACGTATGCCACGATACGTCATATCAACAAGGCAAGGTAGTAAATCTCGTTCTAATTCGAATACAGTTTTTAAATTTTCTTTCGTGATGAGATTTTTAAAACATTCCCAAACTTCTAATGTAATTTCTGCGTCAGCGGTAGCATAAGGTCCAACAAACATGGGAGGCAATTGCCACATATCCGCCTTTGGGTCTAAGCCAAACTCACGAGCTGCTTGTTCCAAACCTTTTTCAGACTTAATTTTCTCTATGTAATCGAATGCTACGGCATTTAGACTATAACTAAACCTATTCTCATCAAGAAGTGACGCAACTACCATCGTATCGATGATTTTACCATTTACTTCGAAACCTTCAGATTTTAACCATCCAAGATCATATTGTGCGTTGTGCATTACCTTCGGACATGGAAGACTAAGCACTTCTTGCATGAACTTTTTTACAATGTTGGCATCTAAGTTTCCGCCACCTTCATGCTTTATAGGTAAATATCCACTCCAAAAAGACGTTGCCACCGCAAATCCAATGATATATCCATCTTTACGAGGCCAACCAGGTCCTAAAGATTTTATGTTTGTATCCCTTGTTTCGAGGTCTACTGCTATTTCTTTTGCGCTAGATAAATCAGGAAGTTCGGTTGGAGGAATCCAATCAGATTTTTCTTGGAACATAGCAAATTGTAATGTCATAATTTTTCTTCTTTATGCCGTTCAAAAATCTGTAATAGTTCAATGCCAAGCTGAAAAGCGTTTTTATCGGTAATTTCAAATTGATGAAATTCTGTATCTTTACCATCTTCTCTTTTCAGAACATTAATGACCACTTTTTTTGATTCTGGGTTTATATAGGGGTCAGTTGCATAAATAATTTGATAGGTCATATCTGATAGCTTCTAACTGCATCCTCTGGTGTGATTAAATAAAGATTTTCTTTAGTACGAGTTACTGCAACATAAAAAAGTCTGTGTAAATCTTCAGATATTCTGAATCCTTCCACAGTATTGGACAGACGGGCTTCGTCTGATGCACGGGATATATCTGTATAAACTACAACATTTTCAGCTTCACCACCCTTTGCACCGTGTATAGTAGAAATTTTAATTTTTGGGTCTTCATCTATTTTCTGACCTCTGCGTAACAGCGCAGATATGTAACTGGATTCCTCTTCGGGCAATCTATCTAAAGCAATGTCCCAATTCATTTCAATATCTGCTTTTAAACCCATACTGTTGACTAAATCTTGGAACTTAAATCTATCATTCATTTCGACATTAGGTAGCTTCTTATAGCCACGTTTAATACGAGTGTTAGTCTTCATCCAAGTATACATATGATTAAGGTCTGTACCGAAAATTTCTTCATCGTTTTGCAACGCTTTCCAAGCTAAAACAGCGGTAACGATTGAGAAATTAATGCTTCTCTTATTTTTATATTCAAACAATACGCCAAAACTTCTTAAATTTTCAGTAATTTCTTGTAACATATAAGCACATTGAGCAAGTATAAGCCAAGTTCCTTTGTTCATTTCATCAACGGGCGCACTTACTCTAACATTTACAGATCCTTGAACCGTGTGCGGTAGGTATTTCTTAATTCTTCTATTTTTAATTCTAGATACTATCTTTTCTGCAACACTATGCACAGATTTTGGAACTCTAAAAGACTGTGATAAAACTTCTGATGGACTGTCTAAAGTTAATAAAGATTCAACATCTGCTCCAGCCCACCTGAATATAGCTTGATCGTCATCGCCTGCAACATATGCTTTGTTAGATCTGTTTACGATCACGTTTACCATTTCCCATTGTAATTTTGATAAATCTTGTGCTTCATCAACAAAGACAACGTCAAAGTGTGGGCAATATTTCCCATTGTTAGCTACAAAGTATTCTAAAATGTCGGTGTAATCATAAAGTCTTAAAGACTGTTTGTACTTTTTATAAGAATTAAATGCATAAATTACCTCTTGCAAACTCTCTTCAATCGTTGACTCATTATAAGTTACGTCTACAGGCTCTCTTTTAAGCCGTGACAATTGAATTATTTGCATTACAGGGCTTTCAGCACTAGTGATAGCTGAGATGCCGTCCTCTGGCTCTACAGAAGCTTTACGAGTAAGATTAAAACCAATCTTTAATCCAAGCTCTTTAAGATGGTCATCTGTCATTAGTTGGTTTTGCTTAATGTCGGATAACTGGAACGCAAAGCTATGCAATGTTCTAAAAAAATGTAAATCGCTGTCATCTTCAAACCCGAAGCGTTTTATTGCACGTTCTTTTGCTTCTTGTGCCGCTTTCCTTGAAAAAGCTACAAAAGCAATTCTATTTGGTTGAACACCCTCCTCTATAGCTTTATCGACCAAGTCCAATAAGGTAGTTGTTTTTCCAGTACCAGGTGGCCCATAAATTTTTAAAATTTTAGAAGGGGACATCATCAACCTCAAAGTCTGGTGTTGGTACGTCTGTCGTTGGCACTTCGAATGCAGGAATTTGCCAAACTCTTACAACCCTACCCTTTATCCTCAATGTCGCAGAAACACCCTGAATGTCTCTTAATCTCTGTGCTATTTTGTGTACTTTAAAATCAAAGAAACGATTTCTTTTTAGATAGTTTTCGAAATCGCGTAGTCGAAAATACGTGTGTCCTTCTTCCTCGTCAGTCCAAGGTCTACGTAAAAGTATTTCTTCTTTGTTGCTTGCTGTTTGCATATTGCGACAAAATTCTTCTAGATATTCATAGAAAGCACCTTTAACAGACGAATCATCAGAAGCCTCCATAATATGCCCTTCGGTTTCAGTCATATCACGCAACAAACTTCCTAACCTGTTTTCCCATATTGGTTTGCTAACAGTAGGTGGCATAAAATTTAATTGGTCTATGCAACATCTTTGAAAAGCAGGTTGGCTCATTAAAGCTTCTGTATCTAATTCTAGAGGCTCACCGTTTACATCCATAAACCAAACAGGTGGGTTAGAATTGTATTTTCTAAGGTTGGCAATTGTGGCATTTGCCACAGCATTGCCTACACCAAAACGCCTTGTAAGACATTTAGTCTTATCACAATACTCATTTATCGGAGCGTCACTACACTTGTAGGCATAATCTTTTCTACCAAGTTGTCGTACAATTACATTAACCTCACTCAATGCTAATGGAGGGTTCATGTATTTCATGTTGTAGCTTACAATTTCCTCTGCCCAAGTATCGGGAAAAGCTTTGCGAAGATATACCCCACAATTGAAAAGCCCGTTGTTACGTGTGCCATCAGGAAAACCTTGTGTACATAAAGTTTGCAAACAAGGTGGTCCATCTTTGT